AGCCTTGTTTGGTGTAAGTGCTGATATAAGACTAGCTGCTGTAACAACAGCCGTAGCAATGCCAATAAGCTCTGCTTGGTTTTCAATAATATACGTTATCATAAATTTTATTATACCCTTGTAGATACTGCTAATCGTCTTTCAACTTCTTCACGATATGCAGGATCATTTTCATATCTCTTGTCTCTCATAGCCTCGACTACTTGAGCGTTACTTTGAAATGGTTGTACTGCTGATCCAGAGGTTTGTCCTTGTCTAATATTCGGTTGTCCTCCTTCACTTAGAAAGCGAGCATACAGTCCTTTAACAGCCATCTTAGCTGCCTCTGGTGTACTGGACTCAACTATCTGATCAAAGCTATCTATCTCTTCACCTGGAAGATTATTTCTTGCCCACTCAGCCATAGCCTCGTAGTTCTCTTGACCACCAATAGAGTTTGTTATCTCTACCTCTTCAGCAGATATAAGTGCCTGTTGGCCTCTGATGTATGTGTCAACAATATCCTTAGTGATGTTAAGTTTCTCTAGCTCTTTGTAATTGTCTTCTGATAACTCACCATTTTCAGCGTAAGCAATTGCAGCGTCTTCTATTGCGTTTGACACATCAGTAGACTCGCTGTTCGGATCTCCCTCATCTTCTGTTTGCGTCTGCTGTTCTTGGGATTGTTTCTCGCCAAGTTTCTTCTCAAGATTCTCGTACGCTTCTGCAAGGTCTTCTTGTGACTTGAACTTACCAAGAATCAAGTCCTCCTCCTTTTGCTGTTGTTCCTCCTCGGACCCAGAAGGGCTTTGCTGTTGTTGCTGTTGTGCTTCTTCTTGTTGTGCCAGTTGTTCCTCCAAGCTTATGTTGCCTTCTTCGGTTTCTTGCTTCTCGTTTATTGTGTATTGTTCCATACTTATTTACTCCCATTTATTCAGTTATTGGTGGTTCTTCTTCTTCTCGCCCTTCTTGGGCAATTGATTGATCACTAGCTGCTTTGATTCCAGCAGGGCCAAGCTTTTCTGCCATCTGCATAAGTTGTGCTTGTTGTTGCTCTTGTGCAATCTGCTCTTGAGTCTTTATAAGTCCTGCTGTCTTGATACCAAGTGCTGTGGCTCTTCTCTTGATGTATTCAGATACGTTAACAAAGTTAGCTACCGCTTGTGGTCCTAACACCTGACTGGAACCAAGAAGGAATGAATCGAGACTGTTAAGATCCCCTTGTCTTCCAAGGCTATCAAGACCTGTAACAATAACAGGATTCACTAGATCCTTTGGAAGCTTTGGCATCTTCTTGTTCTTTTCCATAACACTCATCAAACGACTCAACAAAGGAGCCTGGAGATCATTACTAAGTAAACTAAAGATACCACCAAGGGCTGCGTTAAGTTCCTGCGAGATCAATCGGATTTCTTCAGCAGTTACTCGCTCGGCATTCCTGATTGCACTGCTAGTGAGCAGGAAGTTCTGAGCAAGCCTGTCTTTGATCTGGTTGATTGTTTCCGCAGCAACTCTGAAATCATTAAACTTGTTGAGTTGGAGAGTTGATACATCACCTGCGTTACCTTGTACAATAGCTCCGTTAGGTGACTCAGAAAGACTCTTGTGTCTTGTAGTTCCATTTGGATTAACCAGGAATAACACCTTGGCTGCTGCTGCACTGCCTTCAACAATTGCTCTAGTAAGAGACTCAAGGGACTGCAAGTCACCAAGGTACTCTTCTACATACGAACGTCCGAAGTTCTCTCCATCAACTCTACTGAATCTAAGGGGGATGTATGGGTTCTTATCAAGAGGGAAAGTCGTACCCGTCTCTGGAAGAATAACACCATTGATATCCTGCTTCAGCATCCACTTGTCACCATGCTTACAAAGGGCAGTGTACAAGCTAACGTTGCCTCCATCACCTACTCCTGAGTCCTGTGGCTTCTGTATGGCTGCTTTAATATCCTCATCAAGGGCTTCGTAGTTGAGTGTTTCCTTTGTTGCTATCGTCAGAACATTATCCATAGGATCTCTTTCAATAACAAACCTATCCAACCTAAACACTCTCATGCCTCCGTTCTGATCCAAGTAAAGCAAACAGTTTCCTGTAACAATGAGTTGTTTGAGTGCTTCGTGAATAACCACTCGATAACGCTCCTTGGCTATCTCATCCATTACAGCGTCTTCAACTTTACGAAGTGCTGAATCTATCTCACTCACTACCTCCTCTGGCGCACCTTCCTGTTGTAGCTTGTTGGTGTCCACCTGGAGTCTAAAGAAACTTATGTTGGGAGGAAGAAGTGCCAACAATAGCTTTGAAGCAAGGTTGTTGACACCTCTGGCCCCCACGCCTTGAAATGGTGTATTGAGTCGTGAGTGAGAACCAAACCCTTCATCAGGTAAGATGTAAGGTATTGTAAGTTTTGAACACTGCCTCCCCCTGTTGAGGTAACTGTGTCTTCTACCTTCTAATAAAGTATAGATATGTTCGGCAGTTTTATTTTCGTAATTCATATATTTAAAATTTTTGTTAGTCTTGGCTCCAAGGATCTGGTTTAGTTTGGTAGAGCCACTCCAAGGTTTCTAAATAAATCTTTTGATCTTCCCATTCTTTTACCAACGAGTGGTTTAGTAGTATAGAAAAGACAATTAGATGAAACATCGGTTAGTAATCTAAACAATAATAAAGTAGCTGCTAAAAAGTAGATTGCTGGTGACACGAAAACCAAAGCGATGATAAACAGTTTTGTTTCAAGTGCCATTATTCATCTAAGTCAGCAAACTCAAAGTCGATGAGATAGTATTCGCCTTCCTCATTTTGAACAATGTTTTTAGGATTGTTTATTGTCCTCGGAGTTGTCACTGTAGCCTCATAGGTAACTGTGTAGGTTCCGTCTTCATTTTTAACTTGATCGACAGGTTTAATTTTTGGAAACAGTGAAGGATCAAACAGATCAGGATTTACTTTACTGTCATTATGGTAGACACCAAACGCCTCTACTCTATTATGCAAAACTCTGTGGTCAGCTTCAGTTATCGAAAGAACAGGGTTGCCAACAAAAGTTTCATTAATAATCAAATTTTCGTTGTCTGTATCGAGTATTTTTGGAACGCACTCACACCCTTTGTCTTCCAAGTGTGTAAGAATGGCTATTTCGTTGTTAAATCTTTCCTCTGCATTATCACCGATAAACTTTTTAACGATTTGTTTGTTATCTTTATCAAACTTTACTACACACCTATGCGACTTTTTTAATGTTTCGTGACTCATGATTTTATTATTTCTTCTAATGTTAAAAGTTCTTCTTTTTCTTCGTGTGTAAGTAAATCAACATGAATGTTCATCTCCCCATCGTCTAAGTTGTGTGTAGGAGCAGCAGCTACAAAGAAGTATGAGGGACTGCCAAATAAACAAAGATCTATATCTTTGATTGTTGCATTCTTTTTAAACGTTTTTGTTTCTGCCCATTTCTTCATTGCCTCAAGGTTTTCAAATTTTAAATACATCTTATTATCCAATTAAAAGTTTTGGCATACGACCAACAAGTTTTCTTTGATCTACAGGTAATGCGTTGAAGGTGTTTGTTGATCTTTTCAGATTTTGGTAATCAAAATCGAAGTCGTTAGCGTTAACATGATTACCTGCAAGCATCGTAAAATTAAGTCCGTCAACTTTATTGCTATTTGTTCCTGAAACAGCCCCTGTGTGGAAAGAAGGCAGATAGAACAGCAAGGCGATGGCGTTTCCACTAGACCACCCACTTTGGTTTACAATTTCCTGCAAAATGGTTTTTAGATCAGGTGTCTCGAAACGTGGCTGATCTTTTGTTACCTTCATGTACTTTTGTTCACGTTCGTTGGCTGCTCCCGACGAATAAACTGACGTTTCTGTGTAATAATCATTTAAAGGCAGATCAACAAACGCATCGGTGACTGTGCTGACTCCTGTTTCGGTAGTACCGCTCGGATGATTAAAGTCTGAGTGAGTCAATCCTGAGAAGTTCGCTGCTACGTCAGTGAGTTTGACCGCTCTGATTCTAATACCAACGGCATCGTTTGTGCCATCACCATTGGTAGCGTGGTGTCCAGTTTCGTAAGTATGAGCGTTCCACAAGGTTCGCATGGTAATTGTTGTTGTTCGAGTAGCTCCAGATGAGTTTAGTGACTGATATCCTGCCTCACCCTCGTGATGGTTTGGTATTACGAAACTTAATTTAGTGCTCGGAACTGTGGCTCCTTGATCTAGTGGTATATTTGGGAAACGGACGGCAAAGGCTTCAAAAGTGGCATCTGCACTAGAATTGTAATACCCTGTAAATGTCAAAAGTCTTCTAACGATTCCATTTGGTAAAGTACCATCATTAGATGCATTTGTGCTTCCATAAGAACCAGTATTATTATGCGTATTATTAGTTCCAAAACTTGATCCAACGTTGTTTAGGCTGGAGCTAATGTTTTCTCTTTCTACACCTTC